GTATCAGGATTAATTGATTTATCTATAATTAAACTTCGAATTACACGGTCTAATGCAATACCTTTTTTAAGGAGCGTTCTAGAAGTCAGCATATCTTCTTCTTTTGCTGTCATGTGACGAATTTCAATGGTATCAACGCCACAAAGAGGGTGTCCTTCTGGATAAAACCTTCCTTGTGATGGTAGTTCCACAAATTCAGTAGGTACTACAAACGCAAATTGCTCTATATTTTCGTGTTGGCTTTGTGCCACTTGTTGCGGTGGGGGCGAAGCATCTTGGTGCTGCGTGCCTCCCACGCGATCTCTATTTCTTGACAAATTTCACCTCTTTATCGTATTTTGTCTATTATGATGCGCGCGTATCGAAGAATGTCGAAGCGCCCGTGTTTGGACCCACAGAGCCGTCAGTCTTGGTCTCTAGGCGTGCCCAATCATACTTAAGCTCTATATCAACTGTCGATAATTCATCGTTACCATATTCAAGAGTGTCGCCAAACTTAACATCTGTGATCCAGGAATTCCAAAGGGTCCATTCTTCAAGTATCATACCGTCTGCGTCTAGTTGCTTAACCGTTACGATACCCATAGCGCCCGCGGCCTTGGCCTTAGACATTGTGGTAAGCGAATTGGGAGTCGAAGGAGGTGTATAACCGCCTTGAACTATAAAGTCAGCTACTGTGGCTGCTACATCTGGGACCACTGGATCTACCAAGCTTATGGAAATCGTGTTCCAGGTTACGGAACCAGGATAATAAAAAGTGTGGTTTAAATATTTGTGTTCTGCTGCTGCAATTGCAAATGATGGTTTGGCTGCTGTTTTGGCAAACCAAAGCAATGGGCCATCACTCGACCTCAAATTTGAAAATTCAACTATAAATCTAAAATTTCTCTTTGGATCTTTTAAAGTTGTATCTTCACCAAAGTTTTTTGCCCAAAACGCCATAATGTGTAGCTCCTATCTAAACTTAATTAGTGTATCGAGGAAAAATCTCCTCCTTTTAATCATCAAACGATGCTCCTGTGGATGCGATTACAAAGTCAATCGCGATGTATTCAATTGCTCTCGCTGGTTTAATCATAATTTTTGCATACATAACATTTTGATCAATTAAGTCGGGAGTTGTTGTAGTCTCGTCTAAGATTAACCTATAGTCTGTAATACCGAACCCTGTTAAGACATTTGCTAAGAATGGCTCTACAAGACCTTTAAACCTTGTCCATGTTGCTTGAACATTTTGTTCAAACAGTATTTGAGTAGAAAGAATAGAAATCTGCTTCTTAAGATAGATAACAAGTCTCCTTACATTAATTCTATCAAGCGCAGACTGGCGCTCTTGAAGGGTTTTTTGTCCAAATACCACGATACCACTAGAGGGGAAAGAGGCAATTGGATTAATTCGAGCTTCATAAAGAACATCGCGATCTTTAGAAACTAGCCGTTCTGTTACTGCGGTAACTGGAATGCCTGCGGCACCTTCACTAAGGCCGCCGCGGTTAAATCCTGCCGGAGCAAACCAAATATCAGATGCTCTTTCGGAGCTTGCCAAAACACCAAGCATTGCAACAGAGGGTGGAATCCACAGCAATCGCCCAGAAGCATCAGAAGTCTGCACCCATGGATAGAATGTACACCCATAACTCGAATCAATTCTTCTATCGCGCAAAGCATTTGCCGCCAATGTTGGTGTCGTTGTAACTCTAGCATCCTTTGAACTCTTATATCCCTCATGAGCCGGTGTATATACATCTGGAAGATCAATGACTGCTAACGCGTCTGCTCTATCTTCACATGTATTAACCATGTGCGTCGTAAGGCCGGCTAAGGTAAGACCCGGGGCTGCTAAAAGATTCATGTCAACCTGTTCCGGATCTGATACCGTATCGATTGCACGCTTCCACGTATGATAGACATAGTTATTAGCTTCAGTAGAACTAGCCCCCATTGCTCCATTATAGAGAGGATCTGGTTTTGTAATATCAAATCCGTCAAAACCTCCGAAGAACGGGGCAGTAAATCTATCATAACCAGCGTTTAGTAAGTTTACATAGCTGCCACTAGTTGCCGAGGTCTCGGTAGCTCTTGAGCCAGATTCATAATAATATTTTGTAGAGCTAAGTGCCACTACATCATCAAGTGAAAATACATATGCGAAATCATCAACACCTGCGGTGGTAGCCGCAGTTCCGCCAGCCCCGTAGTCGCCATATAGACGACGATGGAAATCTGCAACACTGCGATCTGACCTTGTAGATGCGGCTGTTCGCGAACTGTCCATACCAAAATATGCGTTTGTTGGGTTGGAGAGACCACCATCAGAAGCAGATACGCGAAGTCGCACAGACGGGAAGGCTAGCGAGCCAGTCATTACCGTAGTGTTGGCACCCATGTTGTTACCGATGGCGACGTTGTTGCCGCCTCCAGAGAGAAAGTTTGCTGCATCAGATCCAATTGCGCCCGTAATAAAGAAATGATCAGGATTCTTTATATAAGAAGATTTTTGGCCATATGAGGCAGTTCCGAAAGCACCCGATACTGTCTTAAATTTGGGTGGCCCAAAATAACCGAAGGGCAACAATATTGCATCTGTACCGGCGTCTTCAACGGCGCTGTCCATCTCAACATAAACGAATTTTGATTGGTTAGGATACATGCCATATGTTCTAAGTCTCTTGGCCTCCGTATCCCATTTCGTATATTGTGTTCCAATCTTGCGCGCAACAAAGTTGGGCGCGCCTGGATCGAGGGTAAGTTTATCAAATCTTTCCATGACCTGCACTGCACTATCGTCATCGCCCAAAGCTCTAATAACCACAGAAAAAGTACCGTAATCTGTTGCAGTGCTATTTGATTGCCTAATCTGTTCAATTGAGACTTTACAGTTCTTATGCAACCACTCACCATGACCGCGGCCAATTAAGCGAAAAAGCTTGTGTGCCTGGGCATTATCAAAAGGTACATAAGCTGCAGGAGCAGTTGTGGACTGAGCGATAAACCAGCCGGTGCGCGCTTCGCGGGAAGCTGCGCCTCTCATAGCTTGGGGGCCAGTTCCACCAGAAGATCCGCTGCAGATTGCCAAAATAACGCCTTGTGCGTCACCCGTAAGAGAATTATCACGGAGTTCCTGTTCAAAAGTCTCACCTAGCCAATAATCCTTGGCAGAAGCACTGGGATAAAATGTATTTGCAGCAGATACCAATTGCGGGTTTGTATTACAGGCCTTGCGAATAAAATTTTCGCTATTGTCATCAAAACCAAATTTAATAGTATCTGTACCGGTCGAACCACTAATAAGTACTGTAAAAAGATTGCTGCTATCGTTACCAATTACGGCGCCGACAGAGGCTGTGCCAACTACATGAGTTGAATTCGCAGCCCCTTGATTGACGCCGCCGCCGCGCAACGAACCACTTAAACGAACAGATCCATCATCGCAATAGAATATAGCAGCCAATTGTCCAGTTCCAAGGTCGCGAGCGGCGCCGCTAGTAAAGAGCCATAGTCCGTATGCGCCACCTGTAGTAACTGGGGAGCTTGTGTTGTTGTTGCTTGTTGCCCAGCCGGCTTTGGCCGCTGTAACACCAGTTTGGTTCACGCTTTGCTGTCCGAGCAAGCGTACATAAGTAAGAGGAGCAACATTCGCATTTAAGAAAGCTTTTGCAGCATAAGTTCCATACATTGGAGACTGATAGTTGCCGTCTCGATAGACATCACCACCACCACCGCCAGGAACAGTCTCGCCAAATACTTCAACAAATTTTGAATATGATTCAACCTTTATTGGTTGCATCGCTAAGCCACGTTGGGCGCGCCCAATTACAACGGGACCGATCAACTCTGCGGATTTGGGGATAAAGGAGTTATCAATCTCGTTAATGAATACTCCAGGAGATACAAATTTAAAATTCTTTACTGACATATTGTGGGTCCCTCTTTATAAAAACAAGATAATATGATGTTACAATCATTAGTTAAATAGTATTTTTAATTCCAAAAAGCTCCTGAACTGTAAAGAAAAAAGAATGTTTACTTCAGGATGTCGCCAAGCTCATGAGTAAACTGGCCAAAGATGTTAGGAACCCCTGTGGGAGCGTCATTTTCTTGCGGGAATGTTACTTCTACCGTGTTTTCGTCAATTCTAACAATCGGACGATCATCGTTTTCGTTTTCTCCAATTAAATATCCAAGAACTTTAATACTAATCTCGGTTGTAAACATTCTCATTTCTTCGCCTAAATTATTAACATTATTTGAATGGGTGAAATTCTGATCGATGAAGGCTTCATAGAGGTGGCCGTTTCGTTTTAAAATAAATGAATTAATCTGTCCCGTTCTGCCAATAAAAGGAGTAATAAGAGTGTTCATCTGTTGCTGATATTCTGACTTAATGATAATTTTATAATCAACATTAATGTATACTGGGATCGGAATAGATAACGATTGAACTACTATTTTTTTGTTAATTCTCGGAAAATTGCGCTGGCGCGCGGCATCTGTATTCGTGCGAGTACCCGATGCAACTGCAAAATTTCTTGTTTTGTCTTTAACTATTCTTTTTGCTATTACCATACGTCCCGATCTTCCATCCTTGTCCTTTGAATAAATATGTGCTTGAAATCCCCCTTTTCTCGCGGGATCTTTTGTAATTCCTGTTCTTTCGATGCTTATTAGAGGCAATTTTAGTGCGCCAGCATCATCTCTTATTTCTTTTTTGTTCTTAATCTGAAATGCTCTTTCGGGTGCTTGCCACAAAACAGGTACTTGGCTATATCCCTCGTTAGTTTTTGTGCTTAAATTTAAATCCTCTTTTAGCCATGAAACCATAGCATAATCAATTGTTTCTATAGTCGATCCTAACATTCCCACCGCCTGGAGAGTGACGGTGCGCTCGCCGCTGCTTCCTGTGGGAATCATCGCAAAATCAAAATTATCAGGTAGCATCGAATAGTCCCTTTCTGGCTCTCTTACAAACCGCAGAAATCTCAAAACTATGATCAACTTGTCCAAATAGCTTTTGTGGCTCAGATAGCTTTACTATTTCGTAAAAAAAATCGCCATATAAGACAAAATCGCCCTCACGAACATAAAGATTTTGATCTTCTGTTAGCCTTCTTCTGTGAAAATGAATAGAAATTTCCCAACTTTTATCAATGCCGGCGCCTTCCATATATTCAGTAACATAGTCTGTAAATTCAACTAATGCATATACTCTCACTGGGGGCAAATATGTTTTTTCTATTGCTTCTCCATATAGTTCATGAAAATTAGTAGTTTCTAAATCAACAGGATAATAAAGAACTTGCTGGCCAATAATTTTTTCTATTAATTCATCATTAACCTGTTTTACAAGATCTCGCTCTTTCTTGCCTAAGAAAAGCGGGGGCGGCGGGGATTCAGGTCTTTTCCATTCATCTGACATTCATTGGTTATCCTACAAAAATGGGCAGCGGCGAAAATTTCATGGTTTCGGCTGCTGACGTCGCCTTTTCTTGATCTTGCTTGGCTAACGCGACATACTCGACTTCTTTCAACATCTCTACAAGCTTATCTTTAAGGGACGCCTGCTCTTCTTTAGCTTGGGTGGCTAACTCGCTATGATTGAGGGTGACGCTTTGGCCGGGGATTGGCATTGTAGTGAACTTGCCTCGAATTTGGGCAAGCATCTCCTTACAGAGAGCTAAACAGTACTTCCGAATCCATTGTTTTCCGATAGCATTAATATGTTTATAGGGAAGGTTGGTAAAAGGTAATGTATTAAAATTGTTCACCCCATTAAGACTGCCCATCACATCTGAGGTGCTTGCCCATGCA